GCTTCGACAAAGACCTCATCCTCGAGGGGAATGAGCATGACGACGACGTCCCGGCCGTCACGGGGGCCGTAAAGACCAGAATTGGGGATGTGTGGGCGCTGGGAGACCATTTGCTGGCGTGTGGCGACTCTACGGACCCGAAGAGCGTGGCGGCGCTCCTAGACGGCGAAAAAGCGGCAATGTGCTGGACTGATCCGCCGTACAATATGAATTATGAGGGGGGTGGGAGCGCGCAGAAGAAAAAGCGCGATAAGATTCTGAACGACAAGATGAGCGCCGGGAATTTCCGGGAATTCCTCGAGAATGTGTGCGTGAACATCCTGGCTCATACGGAGGGTGGCATATATATCTGCATGGGCGAAAACGAGATGCCGAATCTCCGGAGCGCATTCACGGCGCTCGGTGGTCGTTGGGCGCAGGATATCATCTGGGTTAAAAACAATTTCAGCTTGAGCGGCGATCACTACCAACATACGTTCGAACCGATCCTCTACGGCTTCAATAAGGACACCAAGAATCCATACTTTGTGGATCGGCGAGACATATCGAACGTGTGGGAAGACCTCTCGGAGATCAAGACCGAGTTCGACGGCAAGAAAACGACGATCACGTTCCACGGCTTCAAGATACGCATCGACGGCGAAGTGAAAGGGGGCGAAGTCGTGAAGAAGAAGCAGCACATGGATATCTGGCGCCATAACAAGCCCACGATCTCTAACCTTCATCCCACAACCAAACCAGTCTCCTTGGTGCTTGAAGCAATAATGAACTCGAGCCGGGAGGGTGACATCGTGCTGGATTTGTTCATGGGGAGCGGCAGCACGATTATTGCGGCAGAGAAAAGCGGACGAATATGCTACGGCATGGAACTCGAACCCCATTACGTGGACGTTGCGGTAAAACGCTGGGAGGAATACACAAAACAGAAAGCAAAGAAAATCTAATGCCTGACGAATCAGAGCACATCAGCCTATCTTCCCTCGCGCACTTCCTGCCGCGCCAGATCGAGGCGACGGAAGCGGCCGATACGCATACCTTCACGCTGTACGGCGGTTCCGCCGGCCCGGGGAAGTCCTATTGGCTCCGGTGGTACCCGATCCGCAAGATGATGCTCTGGGGCCAGCAGTATCATCTGACCGGCATCCACGGCGCGTTATTCAGCAAGGACTATACGACGCTCAAAGACCGGCAGATGAGCAAGATGGACATCGAGTTCCCGCGGTGGCTGGGAGAGCTGAAGACGACGAAAGTGGATGGGCTCGGATTCCACCTCAATCCCGAGTTCGGCGGCCACGTGCTCCTGCTGCGCAACCTCGACGATCCGAGCAAATACCTCTCAAGCGAGTTCGCCATCATCGCGCAAGAGGAGGCGACGGAGAACCTCGGCGATGTGTTCAACCTGCTTCGGCTCCGCTTGCGGTGGACGGGCATTCCCGATCCGAAGTGGATCGGGGCCACGAACCCCGGCGGCATAGGACATCAGTTCTACAAGGGGCTGTTCGTCGATCGCATATTCCCCGACGAGCTCAAAAGCATGGCGGACGAGTTCATCTACGTGCGTGCGCTCCCGAAGGACAACCCGTATCTCGCGGCAAGCTATCTCGCCCAACTTGATTCCCTGCCGGAGAAGATGCGCAAGGCGTACCGCGACGGCAACTGGGACGTGTTCGAAGGGCAATACTTCACGGAGTGGGACAGCGACCGCCACGTCGTGGAACCCTTCACCATCCCCTATACGTGGCTCAAATATCGCTCGATTGACCCCTCCGGGCGGGAAGGCGTTACATCAGCCCACTGGTACGCGGTGGATTCAAACGGGCGCATTTACGCGTACCGGGAGTATTTCATGACCGGCCGTGACATCGACGAGCACGCAAAGGCGATCGCCGCCATGAGCCTCGACCCCGAAGGTAACCCGGAAGTATACCAGTACACCGTGATGGACACGTCCGCGTTCGCACGCGCGGGATACTCCGAGACCGGCGCCGAGATCTTCGAACGGAACGGGGTGACCGGACTCGTCGCCGCCGCGAAGGAACGCATCATTGGCTGGAACGCGGTGCACACCTTCCTGCGGTGGACAGTGGATGAGAAGGGTAATGCACAGGGGCCGCTCTTGAAGATATTCAGTACGTGTTCTAATATGATTAGAGAAATACCGCTCGCGCAGCACGACGAGATCCATCCGGAGGACGTGATGAGTGTGAACACTCCGTTCACGGATAAGGACGGGCGGCAAGGGACAGACCACGGCGACGCGCTTGACGAACTTCGGTATATGTTGCGCACGGTACGCGAGACGAAAGCGCCAGCCGCGCAGAGCATGGTGGAGCGCAGGATCGCGCGACTGAAGCAGGAACACAGCGGGCAGGGATTTGATTACAGTTATAAACGCAAATGATCATCTACGAGATAAACGGGGTGAAGGCGCAAGTTATTGACGGCGAGATTTGGGTGCGTGCGGAAATTGTGCAGGCGACGATAACACTCGAACGCACGGAAGGTGCGCCACTGCCAGCTCCAGTCCATCGCCACTACAAAAAGAGGAAAGTGTCAACCGATGAACCTGAAGCGCCCACAAAGAAGCGTCGCCAATGTTCTCTCTGCCATAAGCCTGGGCACAAAGCTCCGGCATGCCCGATGAAGGGAAGCACGAAGGTCGCAAAGGTGCGGGAAAGTTTTGATGGGGATGACGAATAATAATTTATGCTACACTAATGAAGACATGCGGCAAGACCGCCTACACATCCGAGAAAATGGCGAAGCATCAGGCGCAGTGGCTCGAACGCAAAGGCAAAGTGCTCCGGCCGTACAAATGTGATATCTGTTTTTTATGGCATCTGACGAGCGAGATCGAACCGAACCAGCGCAAGATGAAAAAAAACTACAAACAGAAAAATGGCTAGACAGACCGCAACGACGACAGGGGCATCCGATCCGAACGCGCCGCGCGGAAAGGCGGCGAGCGCGGGTCTGCAGAAGCGTCTCAAGACGAAGGACACCACCGAAGCGTACCAGCCGAACGAGACCGAGCGCGTCGTCCAGAAGTACGTGAACGGCCGTGTAAGCGACATGATCGACTTCCGGAAAGGACTCGGCCTTGAACAGCGATGGCGCGAGGCGGATGAAGAATATATACCCCATGAGCTCGACTTCGGCACAACGCGAAAACGATTTGAAACGGATCAAGATAGCGGACTTCGTTCACGCATGGTTCCGGTGGGCGACGCTACACAACAATGGCGAAACGCCGCAAGCGCTCCGACACTTCTTGCAAAGATTCAGACGGCAGTTTCCATCATTATCGATCAGCAGCCGGAAGCGGAACTCGTTGCGCTCCTCAAAAAGTATTCCGCCACGACCGAACTCGCCTACGCGCTCTGGAAGCGCAACTGGCAGATCAGCGACGCGAAAGAGAAGCTGAAGATCGTCGTCTTCGACCTCATCAAGTACGGATGGAAGCCGCAGCGCACGTACCCGCGCAAAGTGCAGTACGACAAGAACGTACTGACCTATATCGACGCGGAGAACCCGGATAACAACCGTTTCGAGGCGAAAAACCTCGTGTGGTACAACGACATCGACCGGCAGCCGCTGAACGTATACAAGACGTGGATCGACGAGCTCGCGACGCCGTACGATCCCTACAGCAGGAACGAAGTATATTTCGAGCTCGACTTCTCGTATGACGCGGCGGAGATCGAATACGGCATGTACGGCAATTTTCAATATGTGAAGCGCGATAGCTTCTTCGAACGCACGGACGCACCGAAGAAGAACAACCGCAACGAGATGGATAAGCAGCAGCGCAAGCGCAAGGACGTCGTGACGATGGGCTTCTTCGAATCGCGCCACAAGGATCTCTACGTGATCAAGGCGGTGAAGGACGACATCGTGATCTACATGGGTCCACTCCCGAACGACGACGGCTATATCAGCGTGACGGACACGTTCTGGATCATGCGGAAGTCGGACAGCCCCTATGGCATCTCGCTCTGGGAGATCATCCGGCAGGACAAGCAGCTCTACGATAAGATGAAAAATATGACGATGGACCAGCTCGTCCTCTCGATCATGAAGTTCGGCTTCTTCACGGGAACGAACCCCGCGGTATCGGACGGCATGATACAGATCGTGCCGGGCCAGGCGCGCCAGCTCACGACGAGCTCGGGCAGCGCGAAGGACGCGGTGAGCTGGATGGAGATCCCCGGTCCCGGGAAGGACAGCTGGACGGGGCTTGAGTATCAGAGCAAGGAGATGGACACGAATAGCGGGATCGTGCCGACGCTCGAAGGCGAGGTGACCGGCAAGACGCTCGGCGAGATCCTCCACGCAAAGGAAGCGGCGCTGAAGCGCATCAAGGTGCCGGTGGAGAACATCGCGTGGCTCGTGGAGCAGGACGCGTACCTCACGCTCTCTTGGATGAGCCAGGTATACGCGACGCCGACCGTCGAGGAGTTCGCGAGCGTATCGGATGTGCAGGATTTCAACAAGGAGAACCAGATCAATCACATGCAATTATTCGGGACCGTGCAGAAGGACGGCACGATCGCGGCGCCGTTCGAAGCGCACTACCTGCCGCAACTTGCGCTCCACCTCGAGGACAGCGAAGGCCAGCTCGTGAAGAGCAAGGACAGCAAATTCTATCAGGTGGGTACGGATATCAAACCGAACCAGTTGCGCTGGCAGGGCATCTTCAAGGTGCTCCCGCGTTCGATCGTGGACGCATCGCAGACGCTCATCAAGGCGATGAAGATGGAGATATTCAACATGCTCGTGCCGCTGCTCGGACAGCCGAAGGAGTTAGCCGCGAAACCCGCCGCGCAGATTTTGAAAGTGAATGAAGAGGATCCCGCGGATTGGTTGCCGGACGATTGGATCGACTTCCTGAAGAACGGACCGCAACCGCCCCAACCGCCCGCACCAGGAACGCCAGGAACCCCAGGTGGCGCGCCGCCGACCCCAGGAGCGCCCGGAGCGCCGAATACAGGCGCAGCGCCAGCCGGAGCGCCGCCAGGAGCCCCACAGCCGCCAGGTTTGCCCCCCACGAGCCCTTTGACGCCCAGTGGACCCACTATCCAGGGAATGAGCGGACAGACGCCCCCGCAGGCCGCCACGATCGTACCGGGAAGCCAGATGCCGAACATCGCAAGCATGATGGGCGGGAAGCCCGGGCAACTGTTCAAGAAGGGACCGTAATGTGATATAATAATTCCATTCATAAAAAATGGCTAAGGAACCGACAAAAAAAGAACTGCACGCAATGATCAAAGCGCTCCAAGCGGAGATAGCCATGATGAAACTGCAAGGCATCACGATCCACGTGCAACCATGCCAGTTTCCACATTACCCGCAGCAACAACAATATATTCCTCAAACGAATCCAAACACGTGGCCGCAGCAACCGTATTGTGGCGACATTCCGTTACGGCTGAACAGCACTGGTCCAAGCCTAGACCAATATTTAACACATGGCTGAACTCACTAGAGAACAACGTGGCAGAATAAAAAAGCTCGTCCAGGCGAACGACGGCTGGGAC